ATGACTTACCTTCGTTCTCGGTGTATTGAGCACCAAGGACGTTACGGAGACCTGCCTGGACCACACGTTCAGCACGGTCTTGGAGCGCGGAACCACTGGGGGTGACAACATCCCGGACACTCTTCGGGAGCGAGCCGACGATAGGGCCCGTGGCTGTATCGGTCTTCTTGAGTTCAGCGGCAATATCCCGGAGTTCCTTGACGTTGCTCGCTGCCTGACTTGCGTCTCCTGCGTGGCCCGCTTCAAGCTCATCAGCCTTCTTACCTGCGGCAACTGCTGCACCCACCTTAGCCTGAAGGACAATCGCGTTGCCCTTGGCCTCTCCAGCGTCAACAGCCTTCTGATGTAGATACGCGGCAACCTGATCGTTACGCACGATAGTCGGAGGCTTGCCAGGGAATTGAACCTGCGAGAAGGCACCATCAGCCAACTGAGTTACCTTGGGCGTGTTCTCTGCCTTATCCTTATCGGTGCGAGCATCGTAGGCGTCATTGAAGCCGGAAACACCGGCTGCTAGACCTTGCTGGAGGTTCTTGGCCCCAAGCAGTGCCGCACCACCATTGATCAGGCCGTCATAAATCGACCCGGAATCCTGGCGACCATTGAGGCGAGCCATGAAACTAGGCTGCTGAGGCTGCTGCTGAGGCATCTGTGGAGCACCTGCAGGATCCATAGCTTGCCCCAAGGGCGTAGCGGGAGCCTGAGGAGCCATGGCTTGCCCGAGGGGTGTATCAGGTGCCTGTTGCCCTTGCTGTGCCTGTTGTGCCTTTAGGGCCTCTAGGATGTACGCAGGGACCTGCTCGCCTTCAGCCGGGTCCCCCGCGTTGATTGGGGCCACGTTGGGATTCGTACCGCCCATGGCTTGCGCGATGAGCGAGTAGTAATCCTGGGGGTTGTACGCCATAGTTTTTCCTTAACCGTATGCGTCAACGCTGTCGAATGCGCCCGCGCCTGTTACGTTGTTGTAGCCACCTTCCAGACCCGGCATTGCTGTGGTGTTGTTGTAGCCGCCCAGTTTCCCGTAGAGACCCAAGCCAGCCTGAGCACCACCAAGGGCACCTTGGATACCCGCAGCCGTACCGTTAGAAACCGTCCCAGTCACGCCCGAGCCACCATATGCACCGTTGATGATCCCCATGTATTTCGCGAGAAGATCAAGGTTGGTGTTCTGGCCTTCGGTGTACGCTGCTTGGTTTGCCGTGAGGTTCTGCTGTTGGTTGTTCTGGAACACCCCGCCAGCCGCTTGGGTCTGGTCGAAGTTGTTACCGTTGGCCTGTTGGGCACCCGTGAGCGAACCCGTACCAAGCTGGTATGCCTGTCCGAGTTGCTGATTGGTGTTGCTGGCGAGAGACTGCTGTGTGTTGTACTGCGACTGGGCCATGTTGAGCCCGTTATTGAAGAACTGACTGCGGATATTGCTGGACACATCTGCGAGACGGTCAGAAGCGCCACGTTCAGCGATAGCTTGGGAGACCCCAGTACGCGTTGAGTTCGTGTTGCCGGTACCTGCGGCTGCGAGGTTCAGCGAGGGGAGTGTGTTCTCGTTGAGGTTCCGCGTGATGTCACGGGAGTTCGCATCGATCAGGCCATCTACGTACGGGTTATTGGCGTACTGGTTGGCTTGGGACAGGAAGTTCTGTGTCTGGTCCGTGCCCGCTTGATTGATGATGTTCTGTGCGTTGGAACCAAAGGCAGCCCCCGAGTTCATCATCGAGGTCCCACCGTTGTACAACTGCGTGGGGATCTGTGAGCCGTACGTGGAAGCCCAGTTGCCTGTGCTGTTGGCACCGTTGGTCTGGAAGCCGTTCAGGTCCGCTACGCGAGGTCCGCTGTAGGCCCCCGTGAGGTTGTTATTGAGTTCCGTCTTGGCCTGATCGTAACCGCCAAGGATGTACGGTTGCGCCTTGGACCACGGTGAATTGGCTGCTTCTGCTGCCGCCTTCTGCCCCTCTGCTGCGGTATCCGCTGCGGACATCGTGCCATAGGCACCGATTGCTGCGCCGCCTACTGCTGCTGCTACCCCCCAAGGCATATCGTCTCCTTCTTGATAAGAACTTCATCGACTTCGCTTGGATCAGCGGCATCAGTGGCATGGATGCAGTACCACACCACGTTCTCGAGGGCGGTAATGCTGTGATGTACCCCTGCAGAAATCTCGATACATGCGGGTGCGGTGTATTCGCTAACACTGTCGTCAGTGCGTACGATTACCTTTCCTGCTGCGAGAAGGCTGAGGTGGTTGTAGTTGTGGGCGTGCGAGATTGCTTCGTAGCCCTTTGGCAAAGACATTTGCTTTGCATAGAGACCGTCGCTGAAGAAATGCTTTGTCAGCAAATCAACCTCGAAGGTCCCCTCCAGTTCCTTGAACCGGTCTGTTACGGTGCTCATTAGAGAATCGATCGTTGGGTTCGATGCAGACGATCATTGCGATGCGGTCTGAGTCGGAATCGTTGATGACCCAGTGGGGCACGTCGTTCCTGAACCAGTAGACTTCACCATCGGCAGGAGCAATCGCCCCATCGGGGAAGTTAAAGGTAGCGCCAGGACGGTTTAGGATCGGTACGTAATACTTGTCGTAGTACGCCGCGTGCCATCCTTGGTCCACATGGGGATCAATGCCACCACCTGAGGGAACCTTGGTTATCAAGACCCCACCAAGGCGCTTTGCCTGAACGCGTTCCATCAGTTCGGTGACGATAGGAAACACCTCTGGAATCATATTGGCGATGGGATACCAGATAGGCTCATGCTCGTCAGCGAACCCCCGCATATCGCCACTCTCCAAGTGAGGCTGGATGTCCTTGTAGCGAACCCATATGTCCCGCATCTTTGTGTGCGGGGAGTCATAGGCAGTCCCTCGGAAATCAAAGAGACCGAAGAACTCAGGGTGCTGCACAAGGGCCTCACGGAGAGGTTCGACATTGAAGTCGTTGGCGATAAGGCGGAAGTTCATACTCTCTAATTAAGGGACGTGTACGCCGATCTGCTCGAGTGCGGCAGTTACGGTTGCGAGTGTCCGTTCCAGTTTCTTCAGTTCCTCGGTGAGATAGAGGACCTGCGACTGGGGGTTTTGTGGGACATCTGCACGTACATATTTTTGAAGGGGGAAGGTGTAGATCATCAGCGTCTCGAGAGAGCCTTCACGTCTAGGTCCATACCGGAGAACTGGAAGTTGCTAATGGAATCGGTGCTCACCTTGTAAGCGAGGTACCGACCAGCAACCATCATGTCTAACTTGTAGTCCTCTGCGGGGCTGTAGGTCTGTGTGGACCTGTAGGCTGCGGACTGCGTGGGGAGATCAGAGGAGCCCACTTGGAACGTGAAGACACCCGTGGAGTCCTCGAAGGAACACTGGGGAACCAAGCTCTGAATCAGCTTGTAGCCTCGCAGACTCGTGGGCAACCCTGCGTTATCCATATCCAACCCCGTGCGTTCCACATAGGCTGTCTTGAGGGTCTCTCGGTGTGCCGGGAGGTTCACTAGGCCAGCCGTGGGGAGGTCCACAGCGAACACTCGGGTATCCGTGATCCCTGCGTTCTGATCTGCAACGGAGAGCATGATGGGCATCTTCGGCGTGGTGCCAATGAAGCTCGTGTAGCTCGTGTTGTAGAGTTCGTAGGTGTCGGTGACATCCGGGAAGGAGTTAGCCACCAAGGACGCATTGGCCTCTGCACCACCAACCACATTCGGGAGGTCCATGAAGGACCATGTATCCGTCTTGTAGTTGTAGATTGCCGCTTGGTTGCAGAAGTCAGCCTTAACGAAAGCAGCCTCATCCTGCAGCGTGGGGTAGCAGAAGTGGATCAGGTTGGCGACCGAATCATGGACCACGAAGCACGAGGACTGGCGGGTACGGTCAAGGGTGTTGTAGATAGTGCGTCGAACACGGCCATCAGCCACGGAATTCTTCGAGATGCCATCGTGGAGGTAGATGTCATTCTCGCCAAAGACGAAATGCTTACCTTCGACCTCAACCACACAGTTCGTGTTGATGATGCCTCCCTCGAAGGGGAGCCTACGGAACCCGAAGACCGCAGAATCCCCACGGTAATCCACGATCCACAACTGTGATTGGTTGTAGACGATGAAGGAGTTCCCGAGCACAAGACCATCACGGATAGGCGAGCGCATCTCAGAGAGAACGTTCTCACCTGCCACGTAGGCGGTATTCGAAGGGTCCCAGTTGATCGTGCTGAGGGCTGTCCCGTACTGAATGGGATTGCACCACTTGAACATCGTGGGGTACTTCACCCCGTTCTTCTCGACGTTCATCATGATTGCGTAGTCCAGGAACGAACGGACTACAGCAGCGGTATCCGTAGCCACCCAGTCACCCGCGATCTGAGAGTACGCGGGGTCGTTGTTGGGGATGTTCCGAACGTAGGGGCGCATACCCTTGCGGGCCAGGAAGGAAATCCCTCCGACCTGTGCATGGGACCACGGGTTATCGTTGGTGATGGTTCCCGAGGTGGGCGTGAGTAACGTTAGGACGTTGTTTGGATAAGCACGAACGGTACCATCTCTTTCACAGACGAAGACAGACTCTCCGACTTGGGCGTCAGCATAAGAGCTAACGAAACGAGCAAGCGCAGAAGTACCACCTTGGGCTGAGTCATACGGGTTCGTGTTGTCATCATAGGTCCCTGGGGCTGCGTCATAGGTCAGTGCAGACCGGATGGGGTTGAACAACTGCTTGAACACAGGCCCTCGGGTAATCCGGTCCTCATCAAAGATGACGTTGTTAGCAGCAGAGAAAGCGTTAGGCGGAAGGTCGTATGGGTTGGCATCAGTGATGACCCCCACGCCCCCAAGCTTGCGAAGCGGGAGAGTCGGCATTGATTACGTCTTCATGATGTAGGCCAAAGCCAAGTACGGGGGCAGCGAAGCGTGCTGGTGGTCCCCTACTAGGTTTGCCGTGTGTGTATGGTTAGCCGGGGCAGCTACAGCCGTGACGACCGTGGCCCCTGTACCAGCTTGAACGGAACCCGTGGTAACCCCTGGGGCCCCCGCAGTAGCTCCATTGATCGTGTGTGTATGGGAACCAGCCATGGCCGTGTTGACATCCCCACCAGTGGCAGCCACAGCGTAGGTAGACCCTGCACCGACCACGAACTTATCGAGGAGGTTGGGGGTTCCATTGGTACCATCACAGAGGGCATAGCCAAGCGGGATGTCCACAATGGCACCAGACCACAGGACGATCACACCCTTAGGAACCGGGTAGCTCATCTGAGCAGCCGTGAGGGGCACCGGAGCATCCAGAAGCGGGAAGGTGTTCTTCAGCGCCAGCTTGATAGTTCTGAGGTGATCGTCGGACTGGGAGACCGAATCGGTACTAAGGGGGTTCGCGGGGTCAAGCTGCGAGATGTATTGGGCGGACTCGATAGGCATCTGAGCTTAGACCTTCATAATGAAATAGAGAGCGTAGTACGGGGGACGGTTCTCAATGAGGGCACCACTACCTGAATTGTCGATCGTGAGAGAGTGACTATGGTGACCATTGGGGTCCGTCTGGAACGAGTGGCTATGGGCCCCTGCAGCAGCCGTGGGGGCCTGGAAGCGTCCCGAGGAGTACCCGGTAGAGACCGATACGCTGGCACCCCCGTTATCACCTCCAGCCTGGACTGAGCCGAGGTTCTGGAGGTTGTGGGTGTGGTCCCCAACTGCCGTGGTACTCCCACCGTGGATATGGTCCCCCCCGCCAGCGATAGTGGCCGTGTGGCTGTGGACAGGCATCTGGGCTGTAGTCAGCGAGTAGACAGCCAAACCACCTACGTCATTGGGGCCGTACCCATTACCGGCAGCTACGATGAACCTATCCCGAAGATCCGGGGTGGTGATATTCCCTCCACCGTCAGTACGGGCTACGGTTTGACCATTACACAGTGCCCACCCTGCAGGGATCGTGGCACCATTCCACATAATGATTCCGCCCATAGGCATCGCACTATTAATCTGAGCCTGATTCAGAGTCACAGGACCGGTAATGTTCGGGAAGGTTGCCTTAATGGTGGACTTAATAAGACGAATATGATCGTCAGCAAAAGCAATGGCATCTGATCCCAAAGGATTAGCAGGGACGAGACCATTAATATAGGTAGCTGTTTCGAGAGCCATTAGTATCTGAGGGTAACTTGAGGATACCCTTGGGGTACCTTTGGTTTCTCTATAGAACTATAGATAGACCATTATTGATTATCCTATATTAATAACATATAGGGCTTATAGATAAACCTTTAGTTCTTAAAGAACCTTAAGGAACCCCCCCTCCCCCTATAGCCATCATTATTGGTATTAATAATGGTCATTAAGTATGGGAAACTTGTACAACTATAGGGGGTACCTTAGGGTACTTCGAGATCCCTACAGGAAACAGGGACAGGTCTATTTGGGAGCCTGGGGTACCCTGGGGGGTGGAGGTACTATAGGCAGAATGTGGGATGAAAGTGTGGCGTAAAGGAGACACTTGGGTACCGGGGATGGGAGGGGGTACCTTGGGGAATTCTTTCGGTTTTCCCTTGGTTTTCTTTGGGGAATCTCTGGGGAAGTCTCACTCACTCACGAGGTTGAACAACAACAACGCTGAAGACCTTTAGGCATTCTTTTTGAAGCGATTCCTAGATGGTCATGGGGGGTACATTTGGTAGCGTCAGAGCCACGAGCTCGAGCGCTTCTCGCCTACTACCATCTCTAACTCCTTGATAACAAAGGAGAAGCACTAGATATGTTATCTAATGTAGAGAATCCGGGGAGAATCCTAGGGACATTGGCCACCGTATGGGTACGCATTAGGTACACCATGGCCTGGGTGTATCCAGGGATGCAGGAGCTCGTGTGTCTACTACAGCTGATCCGTGACGTATATCGTACTTTCACGATATGGCCGTTAGTCCTGGAAGGGGTTTGTGTCTCTTAAGAAGGCACGCGAACCTGTAGATAAACCTTGACAAACCCAAGGAAACCAATAGGACACATCCAGCGTGCGCAGACCCTCAAAGAATCTTCGAGCTTCCCAAAGAAAACTCTTGCACAATGTTGTGCCAGTTGTTATAGTTCATCCATGGCAGCAAACAACAGAAACCAGAAGTAACCAGGCGCGACTAGCGCCGCTAAGGGGAAACCAAATGACCTTCGCAACTATCAAGAAGCACCTTGGATTCAGCGGCAACATCGGATCGCATATGGGTTTCCTGAAGATGGTCTTTGGTGCAGCACCTGTTACCTCTTTCCGATTCATTGCTGAACCTGTTGAGTATCAGATCGCAGCTTGTCTGGCTATCCAACAGATTGGCGAATAAGCTTTTAAAGCAACGAACCCCAAAGAACCCTGGAGAATCCAAATGAAACCTTTCGTCTTCAATCAGTGGCACGCATGGCAAGGCAACACACACGTTGTGTTATCTGATGAATCCAAGAAGGAACTGCACTACTTTAGTTTCACCGATGACTGTATTAACTGGTTGTATCTGAATGGTGACAAAGAGGCCGCAAGGGCTCTTAATGCTCACGTGAAAGCCAAGTAACCCATTCAAATACACTTAGAACCCTGGAGAATCCAAATGAACGCAAAGACATACAATGGTCACAAGAACTATAACCACTGGAATGTGTCGCTGTGGATTGGTAACGACGAAGGTTTGTATCACATGGCGCGTGAGTGTATCCGTATGGAAAGCGGGCGCCAAAAGGCTGCAGAGGCAATGCTCGAGTTATTAGCTGAACAGGGAATCACTAATACCCCTGACGGCGCACCGTATAGCGTTAGCTCAATCAAGGCTGCAATGGTAGGGCTGTAACAGGTCGAAACCCTAGGTTCCCTCTAGGGTCTACGGGTAACGCCCGTACTTAGAAGCGCAGCTTCGATAAGCGAAGCGTGATGAGACCAATAACACACATAGGATTAGCCATGACATTAACTGAAATAATTCGTGCGGGTGCTGCATACGCTGGTGACGTGAGTATCGATGTTGACACTGCGTATAGCACGGTTGCTATCGGTGATGACATTTTCTTGCAAGGAGACGAAGCTGTTGCTTTCATTAGCGAAGCTCAGTCCTTGTGGGATAAGGCTGGTGATGTTGGTATTGATGAGGTCTATGCACACCTTGCAAAGCCTTACCTTGACTGTCTGGGATAAAGAATGTTCGATTCCCTAAGTATCTTCACGGCCTCAATGCTCTGTTTATTAGCGTGCGTAAGCCTAGCTGTAATCCTAGGCTACCTTATAGACCGTGTGCGAGCTGTATGTTCCGCACCGGGACCGAAAGTCCATATCCATCGTGCTATCAGGGATCAAAAATGAACATTGACAATATCACCAAGCATTACTTAGCCGCCGCCCTTTGGTCTTCCACGGACGAACATGGCGAACCTTTGGACGCCGTTTTCGGTCTGGACGATGTTTCCCCTGAGTGCCTCAAGCAATCCAAGATGGATGTAATGGATTTTGTGTTTAGCAACA